CCGGTTCATCCGAGGGTCGGGCTGCACTGGAGAACCGACTCGACAATCAACTGGCGCAGTATCGCAAGAGCGCCATCGCCACCAGAATTAAGGCCGGTCACCTCCAGATGGGTCGGGCACTGGATCAGCAGTTCAACAAGTCCGCGATGCAAGTGGATGAGGCCCCTGACATCTGGAGTTTCGCCAAGGACGAGAACCTCGCTGCCATTGAGATGTGGAAGCCCGCCATGTCCAAGGACCAGTACGAACAGGCCAAGCGCCTCGCCTATGCGAAGCCGCTGCAAGCCGCTGTCCAGTCGTACTTGGCGCAGAAAGACCTTGATGCTGCCGATGCTCTGATAAACGACCCGTCGTTCTCCAAATTCCTGACGATCGAGGAGGCGCGCCCTCTACGCATCGATGCTGCCGTGGAGCGCGGGAAGGTCCAGAAGGAGACCCGTGAGCGGGAGAGTAACCGCAGAGCGATGTCCACATTCCTTGGATATGATGTGTCCGAGGAACAGGCCGATGCGGTGCCCGACTTTGCAAAGATGGCCGGTGTTCAGAAGATGAACGTATGGCAGATGATGAACCCGGGCAAGGTGATGCCCGATGACATGAAACTGCGGGCTTTAAATCTTGATAAACAGGAGACTCAGGATAAGTCGATGCGTGTTGCCGAGAATCTCCAGAACTGGAACAACCTGACACCGCAGGATAAAACATGGACTCGTCTGGAGTTGGCTAAGACGTTCCCACCGGTGAGAGTCGTCGACCCATTGACCAATGAAGTGACATATGCACCGAACCCCTCGGCAGGGTACATGGAACTGAACGCCATGGGGTTCGATCCATCATCGAATGCACGACCTCTGACGGGTGGCCCAGTCGTGCGGGGAAGCGAGATGCGGATCGATTCGGCAACACAGTCATCGCGCGACACCGAGGCTCGGGGCATGATTGAGTCCGAGATTCAGCAGGCGCAGCAGCGCCTCGCGGACGCCACGACCAAGGGGGATTCAGTAGGAGCCACTCGCGCCAAAGGTGATGTTGAAGCATTGACCCGCGAACTCGGACGCATGAGTTCCACGACTCCGACCACTGGCGTGCCTACTGGATCGCCCACCGAAGACAATGATCTGATCGACCTATACGACAATGCTGACAAGCTCGTTGGCGTGAGGTCGGGGTTGTTGCGACTCGGTGAGGGGTTGCCTTTGGGCATCGGTGACAAAATCAGTGAAGAGACCAAGGGCATATATGAGAGGACCACCCGTTCGGCACTGCGACTTCAGAACGACATCGTGGATGGTCTGCGTGGTGCCGATGAGAAGATAGCCAACCAGTACCGTGAGGAACTCAAGAAGATCGTTACCATCGACCCGCAGATCGTCAACAGCGAGTACAAACTACGGACAACTTTCAAGACCATCGACTCAGAGCTTCGCAAGAAACAAAAAGACTACCAGAAGATCGTTGATGGTGAAGTCACCGCTGGACCACAGGAGAAGAAGGGCGCCGCATACGCAATCAACGCGATCAACAGTGTCCTGAGTCGAATGAATGTCCCGCAGAAGCGCGTGAACACCCGAGAAGAGGTTCAGAAGCTTCAACCTGGTACTCGGTTCCTTTATCGCGATGATCCAACACCGCAGGTGCGTAAATGAGTGACATTGCCGATCTCGTCAAGCCCACCGACCAACCCGATGTTCCCGACGAAGGGATTGAGGATTTGGTTGTCGGCTCACCGGGCGCCGAAGGTGCTCCCGGCACCCGAGTCGCTCATCCGGGCACCGAGGCGTTCGCTTCCGGTGTCGTGGAGTCATCGATGGTAGGCGCCGGTATGTACGCTGGCGCTCGCCTTGGACAGGTCGCAGGACCATGGGGAATGGCTGCTGGTGCGGTCGGTGGCGCTGTTGCTGGAGGTATGGCGGGACCCGAACTGCGAAAGGTCATTGGTCTGCGTTCACCGCAGGAGATGGCACCAGACCAGCGCCCACTGGCGGAAGCGATGTACTCGATAGGCGGTGGAGCGGTTCTCGCCGGTACACCATACGGAGTGGCTCGCTCTGGTCTGCAACTATTGGATCGAGGGATCGGGAAATGGCTCAATGCTGCCGTGAAGCAAGCGCAACGATCCCCCAAGACATTCGCCGCGATTGAGGGTGCCGCAGTGGTCTCGGCTGGCGCTGGAGCCGGTCTTGCGGAATCGCTGAACCCCGGGGATCAGTTGACCAAGATAGCTGGCGAGATCGGTGGCGCCATTCTCAATCCAATTGGGCGATCTGTCACGCTCTGGAACCTTGCCAATGGTGCATTCACCACGGCGATGTCACGCTACGGGCGCAATGCACAAGAGGTCAAACTTGGGCAGGAGATCGTGGCGCTGATGAAGGAGCACGGGTCCGATCCCGAGATGGTTGGTAAGGTTCTTGCGGCATCAAACCCCTACGGACTCACTGCCGCCCAACTCACGGGGGACCCGGCACTTGTCGCCATGGAGCGTGCTCTTGGGAAGGTGAGTGATGAATTTGCACGGGAGACCATGAGTCGCGGTAAGAAGGCCCGCGATACCATGACGATACAGATCAATCTGCTCAAGGCTGATGGGAAACCCGACCATCTCAAGACGATCGCCGAGTTGCGCAAATTACAGTTCGAGACACTGATGGATGGTCGAATCGAGGTCGCCACACAGCGCGCCAAGTACATCGTGGAGAAGGGGGTTCGCAAGGGTTTGACTGACGAGAACATCGGGGAGATCAGCGCCCGTGCTCGGATGGAACTGGACAAGGTGAGCGACCAGGCCGAGGACTTCATCAGCGAGTTGTACGGCAAGGTGAACCTCAATGTGCCGGTGGAGATGAAGAAGACTCAGGAAGTGATCGATGAGATTCTTTCCAAGTCTGCTGACAGGTTGAAGGGGGAGAAAATACCGACTTACCTTGCGGACACCATCAAGGATGCAGCGAAGACCCGCGCTACTCGAATGGCAGTCGACCCGGAGACGATGCTTATCACCAGCACCCCAACGGGTCCCGCGATGTCAGACTCACGCAACCTGATCGACATCCGACGCAAACTCATGTCCGATGCTCGTGCCGCTGAGTCCGATGCGTCCAAGGCAATGCAGGCTGGCCTGAACAAGAGGCTCCAGTCGGCGATCATGGACGACCTGGATGTCGCGTTCACGGAAGGTTTAGATGAGTCCTACGATGCTGCTCGTGTCGCCAACAAGGCATACCATGACGCTTTTAGTCGGACGTTTGCTGGTGATGCGAGGGCCGTGAACAAGGCTGGTGCCGACGTCATCAATCCCAAGGAAATGCTCAGAGTCGCGTTTGCCAGCGGTAAGGAGAAAGCGAATATCAAACTCAAGGACCTCGAAGAAGCCACCCGGTTCATGGTCACACGGGGCATGGGTGACGAGGGTTCTGTCGAGGTGATGCTCAAGGCGCAAGAGGACGCATATCGTCTGATCACCACTGCGTCGATGAAAAAAGGCAGGATTAATCCGGACACAATGGAGGAGTTCATTCGTGAGAACGGAGTCCTGTTCAACCGACCCCCGTTCACCAGCGTTCGGGATGATCTGCTACAGGCGATCAAGTCCGAAAACGGACTGCGTCGGTTGGAGGACTTCGTGAGCCGCCGCAACAGCGACATCGGCAAGAAATCAGCCTTCGCTCAGATCAGCGGGTCGGACCCAGTGAACTACGCCAGCAAGATTCTCGTGTCAACGGGTGACCAAGAAGCCCAACTCGTCAAGATGTTCAACCTCGCCAAAAAGGGTGGGACGAATAAGCAAGGGGTCCAGATCGTCACCCCCGAACAGGGTATCTCCAGCGCCCGCTCGTCTATCCTCAACGCAGCATTCAATCGTTCAATCACCAAAGACCAGATTCTCAATCTCGACACGTTCCGTGGCCTATTGTTCAACCCGAACGTCACAGGTGAGAAGTCCCCAATCACGATCATGCTTGAGCAGGGCGTCATTGATCCCGATCACGTCATGAACCTGAGTAATATTTTCAACACACTGGAGAAGATCAAGATTGCCGAGCGTCAGGGTACTGCTATCGATGTGAAGCAGGGTGCCGGTGAATTAGGCTTAGTGCTTGGCGCCAAGATCATCGCTTCCAAGGCGGTGTCATGGATGCAGCGCGCAACGGGACAGAGTGGCTCGTCGATCATTGTCCACGGCGCTGTCGCCAAGGCTGCTGAGACAGTAGCGTCAAAGATTCCAGCGGCTCGGGCGCAGGACATGGCGATCCTCTTAATGAACGACCCCGCTGCGCTGGCGAACGTGCTCAAGAAGGAGTCCACGGACGCGGGGCGCAGGTTACAGATCGACAGGTTCTATGCGTGGGCGATTCAATCGGGTGTAGCATCGACGCGCGAAGAGAGCCTGATTACCCCACTCGAACCGTCCACTGAACAAGAGATGTTCTCGCAGTAAAGGAACACCATGACCATCAGCACCACAGCGTCACGCATCTCGTACAACGGCAACGGGGTGACCACGGTTTTCTCGTTCCCGTATCGGTTCCTTGCCAACGGCGACATCGTGGTTGTCGAGGTCAGTGCGATGGGTGTCGAGACCATCAAAGCCCTGACGACCCACTACACCCTGACGGGTGCCGGGGACGATGCTGGCGGCAGTGTCACGATGATCGTGGCGCCGGCCAGCGGCACCCGACTCATTATCTATCGTGACACTGATATCGTGCAGGAGACGGACTACATCAGCGGAGACCCATTCCCCGCCGAGACCCATGAGCGCGCACTCGACAGGCTCACGATGATCGCGCAGGAGGTCGGCTCAGATGCTGATCGGGCAATCAAGGTGCCGGTGGGCGACTCGTCGAGCCTGAGCACCACGCTCCCGGCGGCTGCGAACCGATTGGACAAGTTCCTCGTGTTCGACGCCACCACGGGTGCTACTGAGCTATCCACGGTCACACAGACGCAGATCGCCAGCGCGGTGGCTGCGGCCTATGCATCTGGCTCCACTGCCGATGCGGTGACGTTCCTCCACGAGGGTACTGGTGCGATCGCCCTGTCGGTGCAGTCGTACCTGCGCACATTCGGGGTATCCGCTGCAGCTTGGGGTGTTCCGACTGACGGCACGGACGGCACGACTGAAATGGCCGCGCTGATGGCGGCGCACCTGAATATCTACATGCCGCCCGGGAACTACCTGTTTTCCTCGTCGCTCACGCTGCGCAACGGCCATACCATCGTCGGCGCTGGCCGGCTGCAAACCATCATCACATCGGGCGTGATCGGCGATTCGCTGTTCAAGGTGACGGGGGCCTATACCGGGTTCATGTACATGGGCGACATGCAACTGATCGGCAACGGTCTTACCGGCGCAAGTGGGAATGGTCACGCAATCAACATGATTGATCCGGCCATCGGATCGGGGAGCTTCACTCCAGCGCAGAGCATGTTCGAGCGCCTGTATATCCGCAACTTCAAGGGCCTGGATGTGCGCGACAACTCGGCAACTGCGGTGGATGCCTGCGCCATCATCAACGTGGACGGCCTGGGCAACGTGTTCCGCGACATCAGCGTAGAGAACTGCGGACATGGAATATTCCTGCACCGCACGCAGAATGTGCGTATTGAGAACCCGCTGATAACCGGCTGCGCGGGCTGGGGCGTTCACTCCTACGACACCGAAAACACCATCGTTTATGACGGCGACGTGAACACCTGCGGCACCGATGGCACGACCAACACGACCGGCTACCTTGAGGCCGGCATGGGGACTGGAAACATCCTGTCCGCACGTGATGAGGGTTTCGAGAACTTCGGCACCAAGGTCAAGGGGGCTCCCGGCACCGCTCAGATTCACGCCTTTATCACCTCCGCGAAGATCGAAGGCGGGTGGATTCGCGCCGATCACAGCATAGACAAAGACTTCATCGGCGTGCTGGTGACAGACCCGCTGGACGTGTCGGTGTGCGACAACGACTTTTCTCCCACATCGGCGGCAGCATTCTCCGCAACGCGCGAGATTACGAACGTCAAGGTCACGGTATCGTCTACACACAACATCGCCAAAGTGCGGGTGAACGACAACCAGTTCAGGACGCAGGGCGGCACGCTGGTCAACTCGAATATTCACTTCCTGGGCGCCAGCGCCGCGACCCGCATGGAGGGCCTGGAGGTGCAGGGGAATTCCTTCGGCATGCCCATCAATGTGGTTGTGGCTGTGACCATCGACACCGATGTGCTGATGGAATCGGGGGCGTTTGCAAACTGCATCTTCCGGGGCAATAACCATTACGACGCGACCAACGTCACCAAGACGACGCACTACCAGCTTGCATCGGGGACGTACCTTTACAACGACTTCGATTGCAACTCGGCAACGGATCAGGACACAGGGGCCATTGCCCTGCGGTTCACCGGCTTTAGCCCGTGGCAGGAAAACATCTCAGCCGCCAAGACGTTCAGCGTCAACGACGGTAACCGCACATTCCTGCATCCTAGCGCAGACACCACCGCGCGCACCTGGCAGATACCAGCGAACAGCACCGCACCTTACCCCGTGGGCACGAAATTTCGCATCATCAATCAGGACTCGGCCGGCGTGGTGAGCATTGCAGTCGTGACCGACACCCTGAGGCTTGCTGGGGCGGGGACCACTGGTACGCGCGCACTTGCTGCGAACGGTGTTGCTACCGTGGAAAAGGTGGCGGCTACGGAGTGGATTATTTCGGGGACAGGAGTAACGTGACCATGAACTACCTCTACGCCCTGATCATCGCCCTGCACCTGGCCGGCCCGGTCATGGCGCAGGAGGCCCACAAGAACCCGTTGTCGTACAGCCTGCGCGAGTATGGCCTGATCCTGGCCATTGCCATGCTGGGCGGCTTCGTGCGCTGGTACAACGCGGTGCGCCGTGGCGAGTCGGCAGCGTATGACCTGCGCATCCTGATGGGGGAATTGTTCACCAGCGCATTCATCGGCATCTTGACCTTCTGGGCCTGCGAGGCGATGAACGTGCAGCCACTGATCACCGCTGCCCTGGCCGGCATGGCGGGGCACGCGGGCGTGACGGGACTCTTGTGGGTAGAGCGTGTACTCAAGAGGTTCTTCGAGCGCAAATACGGCGTGAGTCCAGATACCGGCCCCGCGCCACTGGACTCCGACCATGGGAGGCTTCCGTGAACTTCGACCAAGCATTCGAGCGTCTGATCGGCCACGAGGGAGGGTATGTCAGTCACCCGCAAGATCCCGGCGGCGAGACAAAATTCGGTATCTCGAAGCGCAGCTATCCGGCCGAGGACATCCCAGGCATGACCCTGGAGCGCGCCAAGGCGATTTATCTGCGCGATTTCTGGGACGCATCTGGGTGCAACTACATACCCGATACGACTCGCTTCGATCTGTTCGACATGGCCGTGAACAGCGGGGTCCAGTCGGCCATCATGACGATGCAGCGCGCCATCGGTGCGACCCCGGACGGGATAATCGGACCCAAGACCCTGATGCTGTTGGACAATACGGACTCGCTGCGGTTTCGGATGAGGTTCAATGGATATCGGTTGCAGTTCATGTCCAGCCTACCGACCTGGCCGTCATTTGGTCGGGGGTGGGCGAACCGCGTGGCAAAGAACCTGATCGAGGATTAACATGGATTTTCCGGTTTCCGCCAGTCGCCGCGATTGAAGAACTGGCACCACACGAAAGTTCAATATGACTACCATGCGCGCCAAATTGAAGGTCACCAGCGTTACCAAAGGACCGGCCTCATATGTGACGGAAGAGCGGCTGACGTTCGCGGCCGTCTACAAGGATGGGGCCTACCCTGCGGACGGCAGTGACGAAGACAACACATTCTCCAAATTCACCCCGCAGGCAGAGCTGAGTATGGTCCTCCAGAACCCGGCTCTGCTAGGAAAGTTCGAGGTTGGCCAAAAGTTCTACGTGGACTTCACGCCCGCTCCGGCCTGATCGTTTTGGGAAGGTCCGGCCGGGCATCGCGCCTTGCTGGCTAAGTGGCCGAAACGCCAACCCGCCCAGCCATATCATGATCTACACCTACGCGCTGACCGCCATCGTTGCCGGGACCGTGGCCTTCGGCGCCGCGTGGCAGGTCCAGGATTGGCGATTCGACTCCGAACGTCTTGCCGCCCAGGTCAACCAGCGTGCCACCGAACGCCTACGCCGGCAGAACGCCAACACGGCGGCGGTTTCTCACGAGGCCGAGAAGGTCGTGATCCGCGAGAAGTTCGTGCCCATCACGGAGGAAATAGAACGTGTCGTCACTCAAGTTGTCTACCGTGATTCTGTCTGCCTGCCTCCTGATGGCGTGTCAATCCTTCGCTCCGCAATCGCCCGAGCCAACGGAGATCCCGGCGAACCTGTCGACAGCGTGCCCGCCAGTCCCGCAACTCCGTGACGGGCAATCGGGGACGGTTCTCAGGTGGGGCGCGCAGTTGATCGAACTCTATGCAGAATGCCAGTCACGGCACCGGGCTCTGGTGCTGGCATGGCCGAAGCCCTGATAGCGGCGGCAACTGCCCTACCTAATGGACTGCGCCCGCTTGTAAGAAACTTCTCTGCGGCATTCGCGCACCGCTCCCGTTCCTCTGCGGCACAGGCGGCACCGTAGGCGCGGGCAGCATCGAGCGTGACAAGCGGCGTCTGCGGATATTTCTCAACAGCGCCAGTCGGCCTTGTTTCCGAGAAATGATAGCCACCGACGGGCGACTGACTTCTCCACGCCGCAGGCTCCGGCAGCGGTACGGCGCTCATTGGGTGGCCTTTAAGGCGGCGCGGGCCTTTGCAATCGCTTCAATTTGGTCATCCTTGCCGTCTCCCATCAGCATGCGCTCCATGCCTACGCCGAACAAATCTAGCAGCGCCTCCCGCAGCACGCGGACACGCTCGGCCTGCTGTTGCCACTCCGCGCAAGTGTTGCACGGGTCCAGGCTGTTGCGCATCGGCTGGCCTGAGTGCAAAGCGTCGATTTCCATCGTCATGGCTTTCCTCCTGCCGCTGCGAGAACAGCACGTGCGAATGCAATGCGTCTGTCTGCTGCGAGAACAGTACATGCGAATGCCCCGAATGGTTCATCCAGATCAAGTATCTGTTTGTCTGTCAACGGCATTGAGGCATGTGTGGGCTGAACCGCATCTTTGGCGTCATTCATGATTTCGTCGGCTGGCTGCGCTGGTGCGAGGAAAAGAGGTTCGGCTGCCGTATCTGACCGCAGATCACCTCTGTTCGTCGAGTAATCCCAGTCATGCAACTTGGTGGACCACTGCCGCCACGCTGCCGGTGCTTGCTGTGTTGCTGGAGTGGCATAGAGCGGCTCAGCCCATTCGTCACCGTCAGCGAGTGGCACTTCTTCTTCCGAGTCATATAGCTGGCCCGTCTTACTGTGACGGTACGCCACCGGTTCTTGCTGCGATATCGGATTCACGATATCGGCTGGCTGCGAAAACTGCTCGCATCCCTCGTCATCCTGCGGCGTGCGCGGTGAAGATAAATCATTCATTTGATCCTTGATGTCTTCGTAACTCATGGCACATCCTTCCCAATTGCGTTGGCAGCACGGATACCGTCGATGGCGGCATCATCAGCCACCCTGTCCTCGGGTCTCTCAGGTTCGGTCTCCGCCATGTTGTCGAGCATGATCCAAAAGAGCCACAAGGCGAGAGCGACGACAGCGGACACGGCGCCCAGTATGAAGTATTCCATCTCAGTTCTCCAGTAGTTATGTGCAACAGTGTAGAACAATTAAATCCCGCGTGTCAATCGATATTGCTTGACTGCATCACGTAGTCCGGACTGCGTGGTGGCCTTTTCACCGAGCGCCAGTGCTTGAGCCTGATCCAGGGTGTCCTTCATCATCAGCCGATGGCATATCACCGGGGCACCCTGACCCTGCCGACGCAGGCGCGCGTTCATCTGGTCGTACAGGTCCAGGGACCAACTCAAGCCGTACCAGACCACGATGTGCCCGGTGCGCTGGAGCCCATCGATGCCGTGGCCCATGCTGGCGGGGTGGCCGATCATCAAGGCACATTCGCCTGAGGTCCAGCGGCGCATGGCTTCGACCAGTGACGCCTCGGACTTGCACTCGGTCAGGTTCACCGGGCGCAGGTGGGCAAACCGCTTCATGATGCGCTCGGCGTCGGACCGGTAGGCATAGGAGCACAGCACCGGTTGACCCTGGGCTTCGTCGATGATCTCCTCCAGCGCGTCGAGTTTGAGTTCGTGGATCGGTTCCCACAACGGCATCCCGGCAACAGGATACATGGCGCCGTTGGCGAACTGCAGGCACTTGTTCGTGAGCGCGGCCTGGTTGAACATCTCGACCTCCTTGCCACTGTCGAGCAGGATGAAGAACTCGCGCTCCATGCGGTCGTACATGGTCCGCAGGTTCTCGGGCATCTCGATCTCGATGTCATTGACCATCATGTCTGGCAGCGGGTTGTAGTCGGCTGCGGACATCTCCAACGTGATGTCCCCGATGAGCTGCTTGATCTCGTTCTCGGCTCCATCGTGGGGTATTTCCCGGTGCGGCCCAACCTTGCGGTAGAACCGGGTCCTGAACGCTGTCTTGCTGGTGCCCAGGCGCTCACCTCTGTCAACCACGAGGTACTGCCCATGCAGGTCCTTGTACCCGTTGGATGCCGGGGTACCCGTGAGCCCAGTGTGCCATTTGAAGTGGGGCAGTATTTTCCGGGTGGCCTTGACCCGCTCTGTATTGCTGTTCTTGCACTTGCTGACCTCATCCCACACCACACCATCGAACGGCAGCGGGCGATTCTTGCTGACGAAGTAAGTCTGGAGCGTCTGAGCAAGCCACCCGAGGTTCTCATAGTTGATGAGGTGGATGTGGGCCGGCCTCAGAAGCGCCCGGGTGCGCTGGTCCTTGGTGCCGGTGAGCATTGAGAACGTCAGGTGCTTGGTATGGGACCACTTGAGCGCCTCCTGGCGCCACACCAGTCGGATCACGCGGATGGGGGCAACCACCACCACCCCACGCAAGAACCCCGTGGACAGTAGATGCGAAATACTGGTGAGCGTGATCGATGTCTTCCCCAGGCCCATGTCGAGCCAGAGCATCGAGTTCGGATGAGTGCATTGGAAGTTCACGGCCCGCTGCTGGTAGGGGAACAGTTGCGCAGGGGTCAGCATCACAGCATCATCAGATCAACAGCCGCACGCCCCTTGTCCACGGCGTCCACCACGAACACCGCGACACCGTGGCCCCGCAGGCGCCCGTGCTCACGACTCTGTGGCGCCGTGGGCTTCGCACCCTCGCGCTTGAACTCGATAAACCAGACTTTGCCTTTGGGCGTGATGAACAGGCGATCAGGCACTGCGGCTCTCTCGGGGCTGGTGAATTTATATACGAGCATCCCACGCTCCTTGGCGTAATCACACACGCTGCGCTCGATCTGTTTTTCAAGAAGGTTTGCCACTTGGGTTCTCCGGTGTATTGGCTATCAGTTGTCGAAATAGTTGAATCAATTCACGCTGACGATTGATGACTTCATATGCCTCGGTGGCATATTGTTCGAGGTTCTCGCGGGTCCAGGTTGTGAAGTCGGGGCTCATGACAATCCCAAAGTTATCTTCTCGATCTCGCGCACGTAGTACGAGTAGTCGATCGGCTCCACGGCATCGTTGATGTCGTTGCACACGCACACACCCCACCCCGACTCCACGCCGATGCGGCGCCACTCATCAGGCTTGCGGCGCCACTCACCGGGCTTCTTGGCCAGTGGTGGCATAACCTTGAACAGGTGGACCCCGTTGGGTGAGATGTAGTAGCGACAGGTGTTGGGTAAAAGGAACCACTGATCGCCCCATGCCGGAGTCGTGTAGACGAGGGTGCTCGACCTCGGCACCTTGACCCGGGCCATGAAGTCCATCTTGTCGGGCCAGTTCTCCACAGTCTCGCGGATCGGAGCCCCTTCGAGGAGCACCTTCTCCGCGATCTTGGGCACCACGATGGCCGAGTGATCCTGGTGCCACTCCCTCTTGTACTCGTAGCAACCCTTGCGCTTGACCTTGCCGTTCTCATACTGCCCGATGTAGTTGTTGACATCGCGGATGCACATCTTCTGATAGGTTACCTGCTCAAGGTTCAGGTTGGTCAGTTTCTCCCAGTGCTCACAGACGAGTTTGAGCGCTGATGATGAGGTACGAGGCACACGCACCGTTACCCCATCAGTATTGCACTGAATCAACTTCACACCGGGTACATCGCGCATGATGTTCTCGGCCAGTAGGCATAGGAGCAGTTGCCCATTGAGCGTGATCGACATCGTGAACAGCGGATCATAGAACACGCTGAACACATTGTTGCTGTCGCCATAGACGCCGTTGAGTGCAAGCTTGAGCATCGCGTTCTCAGGGGAGCCCTTGGGGTACTTCTTGCGCTGCTCGAACAGGTGCGAGTAGATCGTCGTGAAGGTCTGTCCTAGGTGCGCGGGATAGAACCCGTTAGCAATAGCCAGAGTAGGGTAGTAGCTAGTGACATCAAGATCAATGATGATGTTTTCAGAATCAGACTCCAAAATTTCCGATTCGACAGAACCATGGATGCCGCCCAAACCGAAAACGAAAGTGAAGCCAGCGACAGTACAAGTGACATCATTGAATACCCCCTTGGTCTCGGTGATGGTCTGCTCCTTGAACCAGTGCAGTACCCGTTGGAACTCGGGCTCCTGGAACGTGACCCATGGCAGTATGGCGTCCTTGAGCGCAATGCTCGGACGCCGAGTCTGCCGGGGCCTGCGCCCCTCGGGGCCGTAGTCGTAGCACGACACCCCCGCAGCCTCCATCTCCATGATGAAGTAGTCCTTGCCGATTTTGGTGTCGTTGTGGTTCATGAAGTCGCGCTGATACCGCGCCGTCAAATCCTCGCGGAACCGGATCGATTCGATGCTGTGGTGATAGAACTGGATCGTCTGCAGCACGTCATGTCGGTTGTACTTGCGCAGCACGGGCACCTGATCCTGCGTCAACGTGGTGCCCACCGGGAACGGTAGATCCGAGATGTTGTCAGCCCGCATGTTGAACTCCAACACCTTGAGGCTGGTGGATCGCGCCCGGTTATCGAAGTGGTGGATCAGAAACAGATCGATCTGGTCCACCAGGCGGTCGGTGGGCTTGACCATGTGCATCCAGCGGTTGTCATCCTGCGACTCGATGATCGCCTGCGCCTTGTCGTACAGCGTCTTGGCGTCGGCGTTGCCCATGCGGACCAGCGTGTGCAGGATCGGATAATCAAACCCTATCGAATTGAATCCGACCATGCGCGCCCCGATGGAGCCGAGCCAGTAGGTCCAGTCGATGATGGCTCGGGAGTCGTTGCGCCAGTCACTGATCTCGAAGGACCACTCGATCGGCAGGTGCGCGTGCTGTGCGTGGAGCAGGAAGACGTTGGGGTACGTCTCGACATCCCACACGATATCGTTGATCATTTGAGCCACTCCGGCACAGGCATGGCAGCCTCGATGCGCTCTTTGGCGATCTTGAAATAATCCTCGTCGCGTTCGATGCCGATGAACCTGCGACCCGTGTTCATGCAGGCGACACCCGTTGTTCCCGAGCCCATGGTGTTGTCCAGAACCACATCACCCTCACTTGTGTAGGTGCGAATCATGTACTCCATCAAATCTACGGGCTTCTGTGTTGGGTGGACCCCTCGTTCAGATCCGAACGCAATCACGGATTTCGGGTAGTTGGTATGAGTCTGAATATAAGGTTTGCGAACACAATGCCCGAGGGAGTTGGCCTCGGGGTTATGAACTTTTCGTTTTGACTCGGATATCTCAACGACTCCTTGCGGTTTGTACAATGGGCGACCAAACACGAGAATGTCCTCATGCACTTTCAGCGGTTGCATCTTCGCAAGTTGTGGGTTACTCGGACGTTCTTTTTGCCACACCCATTGATACTTAAAATCCTTGAGGTTGGACGCCGCCAGGGCAGTTGTGAACGGTTGCGATGCGGTCAGTACCACGGCACCCTTGCACAATCTTCGGTACTCTACCCACAATGGTTCAAATGGAATCACCGCATCCCATTTACAGGCTGTCGTCCCATACGGTAGATCACAAAGCACCATGTCTACGCATCCGTTAGGCAACGTGCGCATTACATCGAGGCAGTCCCCGAGGTGCAGTTGAATGTCGTTGGTCATTGCCGTTCCAGATCGCGCACCACAGCATCGAGAACCTGACGACTCGCCTTGTAATCGTCCCACGCCTTGAGCACAGCAGGAAACTCCCGACGAAGGTGTTCACGGTCGAAGTCGGTCCATCTCTCAAGGTCTTCCTTGTCATCCCAGAAGTACGAAATACTCCTAATGTCGGATTCATGATCTCTCATCACAATAACTCCTTACTTATCTGGCGCACCGGGCGACCGGATGAACGCACCATCAGGTCCACGACCACGGGTGTCTCAGTGGTGGTGAATCGGTGATTGTTGGCACAGACGTAGCGGCGAGCCACGACACCCGTTGAGCGGGTGCGTGTTTCAAGAACGCTGGCCCATGCCCCGCACTCGGGGCACTTCATGTCAGCCCCCGAGGAACGAGGGCATCTGTGGCGCACCGAACGGCGGCGACGGCATCTGTGGGGCCGGCTGCGCCATCCACGGCATCGGTGCGCCTGACGCAGCGGGTCCCGCAGGCTGTGCCACCTGGCCGAACAGACCCGTCACGTCCACAGCGCCCTCACCGAAGGCCACGTCGTCACGCAGGAACTGAACCGCCACCAGGTCACAGCGGAACCCGTTGCCGTGCTTGTTCTTCTGCACCCACGGCTTCACCGCTGCGTTGACCCGGCAACCCCCGTAGAGTTTGCGGGCCAACTGGCTCACAGCCATCGTGTTCACCGGGTCCACGGGGCTCCCGTCAGCCTGGATCATTTGGGGCTGACGATCTGATCCAGCGGTGATGAACACATTACCCACGTACCCATCGTACGGCTGAAAAGTCTTCTTGTTGACCTTCTCGGCGCCCATGCCGAAGCAGCGCAGTTTCCGATCATTCTGGATCATCTGCATGACCGTGTTGGCGTGCTCGGCGAACGATTCAACCATCATCTTGCCATACTGCACCATGAACTGCGCGAACCCCGGATGGTTTTGCGGCATGATGAACTCGGCGTTGTAACTGATGCGCTCCTTACCGGTCTGCTCATTCATCGTGCGCTGAGGCTCGGCGATGTAGGGGAAGCTGAGGCGCACGTCACTGAGGAAAATTACGTCTGACATTTTGAGTTACTCCTGATTCGCATTTACGAGAGCCATGCCGGCATGGTTTCGGCCGCTGGCAACTGGGGGACCGCTGCGAACAGCGGCGATGCATCCAGAACCACGGCAGTCCGTGAATCGGATTCGGGGACCACGGTGAGCTTGCCCGCCACCTTGGTGATGTACTCGGTTTCCAGTGTCTTGATCTGACGCTCGGACAACTGGACCTTGACCTTCTCGCCACCCTTGGTCGCTTCCCAAGTCAGTGCTTCGGCTTTGTTAAGTGGCAGAACCTGGGCAGCAGTGAGAACCTTGGTTTTGAAAATCACATCCTTCGGCACCTTCATCCGAGTAAGCACCCCTGCCATCTCGTCGTCAGGCTTTGTCCACTTGCGTACCCCATTACCATGCACGACCTTGAGCCCCGGGATCGTGCCCCCGGCCTTCAAGCGGCGCAGGGCCTCCTCCTCGACCGCCTCGATCATCTGACGCACCAGAGGCGCGGCCAGCATGATCTGGGCGATCTGCTCGGGGGACATCTTGTTCGGCTCCAGGTTGGCCGCTTGCTGCGACAACTCGGTAACCGGGTTCAATGCAACTGGTTGATCCAGCACAGGGAATGACATACCCAACTCCTTGATTACGTGACCAGCGCGCACGGAGCACGCCTTGTGTTTACAGTATTTACAGTGGGACCCCGGGACCAGTGGCGCATCGGGTGCATCGGTCGCAGCACCCCCGGCCACGTACTTCCCGATCTTACCCATCATCTCCTGCACCGTGACGACATGAGAGGTGATCGGCTGACCGCCCTTCAATGCCATCTTGGGCTGGATGATCGTCATGCGCACCCGTTCAAACGGGTACACCCCATTGACCGGCAACTTGTACCCGGCCAGCACACCCAGAGCATACAACTCCAGCTGCGGGTTGTCCTCCGCCAGGACCTCGTTCATCCCGTCCTTGTAGTCGATGATCTCCAACTCGTCCGGGGTAACGATGGTCACGTCACAGGTGCCCGACATATCAAGACGTCCAAGCAGGTGCCCCGGCTGGACCTTGCGCTCAGGGTACGCGCTACCGAATGCGCCCACCCTCGACTTCACGTAGTCTATCGCCACCTGCACCCGCTCGGCCCGCGCCCGGTCCACGACGAACTCCCTATCGTGGTCCTTCATCCTGATACCTGTCATCGACAGCGGACTGCCCATGTTACCCTTGATGCAGTGCTCCAGCAGCGTGTGGCTGTGGGTGCCGTCGATAGCGGCTGGCCCGCCTGGCTCGTCGGGATACCGCGCCTCCTCGCGCAAGGAGCCCGGGCACGCGAGCCAGCGGTGAGCCTTGCTTGGGCTCAGTCTATCGTGGGTAGTGGTCACATCACCCCCGCTTCAGAGCCTCGATGCCCTGGTAGAGAGCACCGTACTGCTCGGGCTTGACATCGTTGATGTTCTGCACCCCGATGCCGGTGAGCACGTTCTGGATCTGTGCTCCCTTCTGCGCACCCATTTCTTTGTAGGCGCCCATGACATAGGCGATCAATCCGGCCTGATCCGCGAATGGCGCGGCTGGTGCAGCAGCGGGCATCGTGAACTGCGGCTGCGCTGGCGGAGCGAAACTCGGGGGAGGCGGCATCTGCACCTGCGGGGCCTGTGGGGCCTGCGGGGCCTGCATCACGGGGACACCGGGTGCAACTTGCGGTACAGTGGTTGTCCCGGCGCGCTGGTTCAGAACGGTGGTGAGTGCGTTGATAGCAGCGGTCAGATCGCTGATTTTTTGTTCAATTGACATGGTACAGATTCCTCTTGGTTGGACTTGGTTGAATTACGAGACGCTCTTCCACAAACGCCTCGACGATCTCACGCAGCACCTCACTCGGTTTCCCGTAAGGGCGGCACTTGGCGTGAAATTTCTTGTGGACCTGACTCGTGACCCTGGTGGCCATGAATTTGTCCATGTTTGACTGTTTTGCCATTTAATTCTCCGATGACTTGACGCCAATGTATCACAGGGTTTATCATCCGTCAACAATTATTTTGGAGAAGTGATGATGGTGACAGGCGATCAAGAACTATTTGAGGTACTCGGTGGTGAACTAACCCTCACATCTGATGGGAGAACGAGGCGCTGCATCGGTAGATTGACTTGTCCACAGCACGAATCCGAATGGTTGATTGCGGCGCTCAATGCCTGTAGATCACTCACCACCGCCGAACTTGAGGATGCATATCACAGAGTTGGATGGTTACGTGGAAAACTGCGCATCCGACGCATGACGGGTCGAGAGGAAAACAACAACCTTAGAAGGACTGTTGAGACAATGGGTGACGAACTTGAGCGGTTGAAGGAAACCCTTCGGATCGCACAACTGGCGGTCAGGGAAAGAGACGCCCAGCTCAGAGATTGCTGGGTTGCTCATCACACCGAGCGGGCTCGATATAGGGGGCTTGAACAGATGCTGCATGAGTTTGAGGAGTTTGTCGGTGAGTCATTATGGGCAGTGACTCACCGACAATTTTTGGAGAAGCAATGATGGCACGGCTAATCAAGGATGTCATGGAGGAGGTGTTCTGTGAATCACCGAAGCCTCCAGTCACGGAGACTTTCACGTATCAGCACCTAGTCGATGATTTAGAGATAAGGGAACTCAGGCGCAATCCTGGCTACGTCGAGTCAATCAAACGACAAATGACTCACGCACTGGTAGATTTCATTATCAAGAAGTGCCAGTTGTTCCAGATGCCTGAGATGCACGATCTACAGCGAGGCATTCCGATCCGCATGGAACTGACGATCAATGACCGAGGCGCTTATGAGAACATCATTCCGCGCGAGCGAGCCGATGCGAAGCGTGAGGGAATCAAGGTGGGAATCGAGGTGGGCATCGAGAGAGTCAAGAGGTCCATGCCCTACGGATTCGAACTGGACCAATATTATGAGTGACCCACCAAAAGAAACCCCGCCGAAGCGGGGAAACCGGGGGTCCGGGCCCGGAGAGGCAACTGTGATGGACAGGTGTAGTGTATGACGGCTGTCAGTCAAGTGCAATCTCATCCTGCGTCCGTTGAAGCCTATATCCGCCACGGGTGGTCCCTCGTGCCTATCCCACCAGGCACCAAGGGCCCGCGTACTGCCGGGTGGAACCAACGAACAGCGGCGCTACGCCCGGGTGCGCTGCCTCATGGGTGGGGGATTGGCCTGGCTCATGCTTACTCAGGCACGATGGCGCTTGACATCGACGCATGGGACCGGGCCGTCGCTGAGTTAGCGACCCACGGCATCGACCTACCAGCGCTCTACGCTGCCCCTGATGCGGTGGTCATCGACTCCGGGCGGCAAGGGCACGGCAAGCTGTTGTACACGACCCCATTCGGCCTGGCCCTGCCGTCCAAGCGGGTCACGCGCGACGGGGTTACGGTGTTCGAGCTGCGCTGCGCCACATCAGCCGGTCTCACGGTGCAGGACGTACTGCCCCCGAGCATCCACCCCGACACAAGGCAGCCGTACAGATGGGGCGGCAATGGTCACTGGACTCGACTGCCCACGATCCCCACCGCACTGCTCGACCTGTGGCAATCGCTGTTACATGTGCCCGATGTCACCAACACAGGCGGCACCGGAACCATTGATTGGGACGAGATCATCTCCGCCATTGGAGCAGTCAGCCCTGACTGCTCCCGGGAGGAGTGGATCACAATCGGGATGGCGTGCCAGCATGCTGGCGCCCAGAGCGGGGAAATGGAGCGGGCGTATGCGACATGGGATACCTGGAGCGCGAAGTCGGCCACCAAGTACCCAGGACCGCGAGGCATGGCGACACAGTGGCAGAGCTTCCGAGCGGACAAGGGCTCCATCGTGAGCCTGGGGAGTCTGTTCAGGATCGCGCAGGACCACGGGTGGCAGCGCCCCATGCTCGATGTATCCAGCCTGTTCTCACCCACCGAGATGCCGACAGAGCCAGCGTCCCTCACAGTGGAGATGCGCCAACCCCCGCCATCGCCCGATCTGAGCCTCGTGCCTGAGGTGCTCAGGGTTCGCGCCATGGAGATCAGCGAGGGGGTGGGCTGCGACCCACTGGTGCCGTTCATCGCGGGGCTGGGTGCTGTCTGCGGCGCCCTCGATGCGCGCATCCGACTCGAACTGATGCCTGAGTTCAAGGTGCCTCCGATTCTGTGGCTCATGACCATAGGGGACCCGGGCGACAAGAAAACCCCAGGCTCGCGTCCAATGCTCACGGTGCTGGAGAAGATCGAGAAGGACGACTCCCCGCGATACGCAAAAGAACTTCTCGTTTTCGAGGTCGCGGAGGCCCGGTACGCAGCGGCTCACAAGGCCGTGCTGGACGCAGCAGTGAGTCCAGATGCACTTCTTGGCAACGTGCCCCTACCCACCCTGCCTGCAGAGCCTGCGCGTCCCGTGCCCACCCGCATCACGGTGCAGGACATCACCAGCCAGAAGCTCGTGCGCCACGCAGCCGATCGCCCTCGGGGTCTACTGTGTGCTCTCGACGAGATGGCGTCATGGGTCGGCAAGATCTGCGATGTTCGAAGCGGGGAGGACAAGTCGGCCTGGACCGTGGCATATGAAGCGAACAAGTACGAGATGGACCGGGTTGGCTCGGGCACCATCCTGGCTGAGAATTACGCAGTCTCGATTTTTGGCAATATCCAACCCCGGGTGCTCCGGGACAACGTAGACGGTCTGTCCAAAGACGGTCTGATTCAACGGTTCATCCCGATCCCATTGCGCCACGACCTCACGCGACGCGGGCGCCCAGTGCCCGCGTTCATGACCACCACGGAACGATACGAACAGATGGTGCGGGTGTGCTACGGTCTGCCGGCGCTGACATATCGCCTGTCGCAAAGCGCACTTGAGACGTACGAGGCGTACCAGGACTGGTACAACGGACACATTGACGATGCTCGCTTGCTGCGCTCATCGGATGCATTCGTCACTGCTCTGGGTAAAGCGGAGGGTCTGTGCGGGCGCATGGCGCTTGTGTGGCACTGTATCGAGTCGCCATACACCCTGGAGGTGTCCGGGGACCTAATGAGGCGCGTGGTGGCGTTCATGAAGGGCTACGTGATCCCGGCACAGCGGTACGTGTTCGATGGGGAGATCACGCAGTCGTCGTCGTTCAATACGTGGCTCGTGGACTACGTGGTGCAGTACAGCGATGAGGCCACGCTCACGATGGCACAGATCAAGCGGTCAGCAAGGCGCCACTTCGAGAAGGTGCAGTTATCCCCATGGGGTGAGAGTCAGGTGATTCTCATCGGCATGGCTCCACTGGAGGATGCGAGGTGGGTAGCGCGCATGGACGATGGGACGCAGGAGCACAGGGGCGTGGTTCAGTGGGCAGTGAACCCGATGCTGGTGACGGCGTTCAAGGACTACCGAAAAAAGGTCATAGCCGCGAAACAGAGGTTGTGGGACAGCATCCATGAGAAATCATGGACCAGGCCGAAAGTCAAGGGCAGTGAGGTGCTGGAGTCATGAGAGTTCTCGTCTGCGGTGGGCGCGACTTCGCGGGTGACGTGTCGTGCCTGCAGTTTCTGCCAATCTCGATTCTGATCCACGGTGGTGCGAGGGGCGCCGACATGACAGCTGACAGATGGGCCAAGTCGAAAGGTATCCATACTGCGAGGGTTGACGCTTTGTGGGATGTGATGGGTAAATCAGCGGGGTTCAGACGGAACAGTGCGATGCTGCTCCTTCTCCCCGAGATATGCATTGCCTTCCCGGGAGGGGTCGGCACTGAGATGATGGTCGACATATGCGAGAAGCGCGGTATCCCTGTAGTGAGGGTTCCACGTTAATCAACCTGTGCCCAAATCGCAAAGCTAGTTAGTGCCCACTGACCAAGAAGTAAAGGGAGGGGTCTCACGACCAGCCTCCCTTTTTCGTTTTCAGGAAACCTGAAATTACCCCGGGAAACGTCTTTTGGGTACGGGTTTTCCCTATATGGCAGATTTCAACCAGTCGGGAACGGCGTCAGGGGCCACATGGGGCCGGTCCGGCTCGGGCTTCGCTGACCCGGCCCCCAGAGCCTCGCGAATCAGGTCGGCATGCAGTACAGGTGCGTCACGCTGGATACGCTGGAGCACATCGAATAGTCGCAATGTGGCGGCATCGGGCCGGCGTCGACCTTTCCGCCAGTTGCGCAATGTGTTGACTGGTGCGCCCATGTATCGGGCAAAAACCATATCGGATACGCCCAGGCCGGATTGCCACTGAGTCAGGGTGTCGGGGTTCATTGTGTCAGGGGCCATTGTGTTGCTCCAAGAAGTATGACCCCGGACCAATGATCCGGGGTCGAAGGTTGTATCAATCGTCCAATGGTTCAGCTACCGGGTCGTTGTAATAACCCGGGGGAATCGGTGTCACCTTGTCAGATAGGGGCTCGAATTGACCCAATGAGCAATACAGCGAGTTCAGTTTGCGGTACGCAGTCACATACTGCAGCGTGGACATTCCTGCGGCCTCGCGCTTTGTCGGGAACCTGCGAACCTCTGCGACGAGGGGTTTCCTGCGAAACTTGCGCGCTTTGGCGTAGTCGCTCGTGAACTTGTCGATTCGACGCTGCATGCGCTCGTCGTCGTCGTAACCCCATTTCATGCCCTTGCATGGACATTCGAGCTTGGCCGTAAACCGACCATCCCTGAATATGTATTTTTCCATCACAGACCCTTCTCACAGATGTTTTCGATTTCAGTAAGCGCGGTGAACTCGCGCCCGTTGCGCTGGCCATCGGCGCACAATAACCTGATGCGTCGGATGTCGTCCGCTCTATCGCGTAATCGACCGGCCACCAGTCTAAGGTGCGGCGATTCGCAACCGACGCAGGACAAGAGGATCTCACGATCAGTCATTGAGTGATGCAGGAACATGGTCTAGGCTTTCCAAATATCGATAATTTGCGAACCGTCATACTTGCGGCCGATGAACATGGTGCAGGTGTTCGAGTAGCAGCGGAAATAAACACGACGCCACTTGCCATTGACCTGCACCATGTAGCGACTCGGGATGCGTGCACCGTACCCTGTAGCGGTCCATGTCAGGCCGGCGCGATGATGCGCCATCGGGCTTTCGCGTACAGGTACAGGATGCGGATTGTGATAATCCCCCAGGCTTCGAATTGTGGCTTGCATGGTTCAATCCCCATCGTTGTCATTGTGAAGTCGTTGATACTCGTATTCGGCATCAGCTGCAACGCGGGCATGTTCATCGGCCATCTGTGCAGCTTCGTTGATGTCATCGAATACACCCGGCTCGATGGTTGATGCCATGCCTTCGCCCATGGACCATCCGGCCATGTAGCGACCATGGGGCAACAGAATCACGATTCCGCGGATCTTTTCACTGTCGCCATGGTCATCGGTGTACCATCCCGAGTAGGGGATTGAATCGCAAGCCTCATCGGCCCATTGCCAGCGTGTAAAGGGCTGGCCGGCATCGTCCAGATAGAACCCGCGACCATTGTTCGAGTTAGGCGTGGGCGCATGGTAGTAACCGCCCGTAATCCTGCGCCCTTCGCGTTTCTTGCGCAGTCCCGATAGTGGGGTCAGCGTGGCCACGTATCGGGGCCACGTGAAGCCGGCGAATTGGAACCGGGTGATATGGGGGTCGTTGATTGCAAGCATCACAGCCACTGATGATTGAGTGCATAACCGCCATCGCGGTCTGGTTCACCGTTGCGCGTGCCATGGGGCTCGGGCGTGCCCTCGGGCCAGAGTGTGCGCCCGAGGTTGTAGACGACATGGAAACCCATGTCTATGGATTTGACGCGCTGCTCATTCGACGTGGCCATGGAATTCTCCCCGATTGATAGAGTGCACCAGTGCCGTCCTGACCTGGATCAATGCCATACGACGGGCGACATCGGCGCGGATGCGCAGGCCGCGACGCAGACGGGTGGTTTCGAATTTCACAGCATCGGGCAAACCGAATCTGTGATAGTTGCTCAATATTCTCCAAGTGACGATTGACATAGCGTTACTCCATGTGATCGATGCGAATCGCATCCGCCTGCCCGCTGCTACGGGCAGACAAGGCAATCAGGTTGACCCCCACATTTCGGCGTGAGCATCGATCAGAACCAGCGCTGCGCGGTATTCGATACCGTGATTGTTCTCGTTGTGCGTTTTTTCCATCGCGGCGGCGAATTGATCGCGGGTCCCAAAAAAACATCCGGTTTGAATCATTACGCCGTTATCGGTGACGTATGCCTGCAGATAGTCCAATCGCGATCCGATCGGGCCGATTGAGATAAACGGGCGAGTGCCAACGAGTTTCGCGCCGTCGAGTTTCGCGCCGTCGAGTTTCGCGCCGTACAGTTTCGCGCCGTCGAGTTTCGCGCCGGTCAGGTCTGCGTCGGTCAGGTCTGCGTAGCGCAGGTCTGCGCCGTCGAGGGACGCGCCACGCAACTCTGCCCCATGCAGGTCCGCGTGGCGCAGGTCTGCGCCGTAGAGGGACGCGCCACGCATCACTACTCCACGCAGGTGCGCGTAGTGCAGGTCTGCGCCGGTCAGGTCTGCGCCGGTCAGGTCTGCGTCGGTCAGGCCCGCGTGGCGCAGGTCCGCGTCGGTCAGGTCTGCGCCGGCGAACAGGATGGGCCT